CTCCGCCCCCCGGACACTCCACCCACGGTCTGATTGGGCGCACCCATGGGTGGGGCGGCTTCTGATTGGTTGAGTGCCCTATAAGAGTAGCTGCACTTCCTGGTTCTCCTCACTTGCGACCTGACCGTCGAGTGGTGAGTACCATGGCTGGTGTGGTGGTGGCTACTGGTGAGATGTGGCGGGGGGTGATTAGGCTGAAGGCCGACGGCATCTGTCTGTCTCGAATGGGCCGTGTGATGATGAATGATGTGCATGTGTGTACGGACGGACTGGACTGGCCCCAATTGACGGGCCAGGTCTATCAGTATGTGCAAGCGGGCATGTTGATCTGGAATTTGTGGGAAGAACAACTCGCTGGCCTGTTTTACGGCTGTCCGCCGCCCATGCATTTCATGCAATTGGAGCCGGGAGTGGGTGGCCCCCACCTCCACATTGTGCTGGACGCGCCCTACATGGGGGCGCGCGGCTGGACGGCAACTCTTAAGAAGTTGACCGCGAAGCTCCACAGCATGTTTGCGGAATGCGGGGCAGGCGAGGAGACCAAGTACTATTACAGCGTGCCGCGTGACCGGCACGGGAAAGTACTTAGGTGTGACGAGGAGTTCATCCGCACTTATTTGTTGAAAAAGGTCCCGCTAGACGGTGTGTGGTGGGCTTGGACGACTATTGACAAATTTAAACCCATAGTTCTCAGCGAGACCCGGCGCCGCTCTCTGGCAGCCGCTGAGCGGTTGAACGACGGTGGGACAGACCAGGCGCTAGTCCCGGTCCAACCTCCGCCGGCCAAGCGGACGCGGGCTTCTGACGAATTTGTGACTTTATGCAACTGGCTTGCCCAGGAAGGCATTCTGACCGAACAAAAGTGGAGAGCGACTGACCTTAACGGGTATGTACGCCAGTATGCCTCTATGCACGGCCGTCAGCAGGTAGCGGCCGCGCTGATGATGGCCCGTAACATAATCCTCGATACCATGTCGAACAGCCATTTTCTCACCAGAGGCCCACCAGCCGTGGTAGCCACCCCGGCGTGGGAGGAAAATCGGGTCGTACAGTTGTTGAGACTTCAACACTATGACCCACGGGTGGTTGGACAGTATGTCCTGGCTTGGGCGGATGGGATGACGGGCAAAAGGAATACATTGTGGTTTTATGGTCCCCCCAGTACTGGTAAGACTAACTTGGCCAATGCGATCTGTCAGTGTGTGCCGGTGTATGGTATGGTAAATTGGACAAATGAAAATTTTCCCTTTAATGATGCGGCTGATAAGTGTCTAATCTTGTGGGATGAGGGGCGAATCAGCTGTAAAATCGTGGAGGCCTGTAAGGCCATCTTGGGGGGCATGCCCGTCCGGGTCGATCAGAAATGCAAAGGCAGTACAGCTTTGCGACCTACGCCCGTGCTCGTCACCAGTAATGGAGACATGACCATTGTCCGTGATGGTAACACCAGTACACTGATACATCGGCCAGCTCTGAAAGATCGCATGGTGAGGTTAGACTTTAATGTCAAACTACCCGCGGAATACGGGTTGCTCACCGCCAGTGACGTGCGGGCCTGGTTGGCAGGTTGTCGCGACCACCCCCCATTGGTCGATGCCATCAATATGGGGTTTACTTTTCCTGTGGGGACTGATGTTCCTAAGGAGGCCGGTAGTGACGGGGACGCCAGTTCTCACGGGGGTCGCGTCGACCGTAGCCCCATCCACTTCCAGCGATGCCCCGACACTCCCAGTGACGGCATCTGGCCCGAGGACGACGAATCAGACTCAGAGACCGAACTGTCCGCCGGAGAATTGGAAGATATTTTGCCCCTCGTCAACGCCTGGGAACACTCGTGTACCCCCACCTATCGGCTGGAACGCCCCATTTGTGGTGTCGACTACGTGTGGTCGACCTTTCTCAACGGGGCTGTGTGTTCGGCGGAACACGCTACCGAGTCAAAGCCGCCAGCCTGCTTTGACTGCTTTCGGGTCCACTCGATTCTCGGGTGCTGGGCGGTCCGAGACCGCGAGAACGGGCCCGAAACCGGAGACCTGAGGAGGTGCACCCGCCATCGGTACACCAAAGATCCACTAGATGTCCTCCCGTGTCACCGGTGTACCGCGCTAAGTGGCTTGGAAAATTTTGTGTCCAGCGAGTCCCCTCCAAAAGTGTTTGGGGCGCCGACCGAAGTCGTCGCTTTTGGGGCGGGTGGGGAGGCTTTGTGTGTTCAGACCCCCCTCGCCAATCCACCGACCGCCGAGGCTCCCGCTGCGCCCCGGCGTCCGGCGGTGGCGAAAGTCCTGCCACTGTCCCCCCCACCCCCACCGCCACCATCCCCAGCACCCCCCACCCCCTCCCCCCCGCCACTGAGTGTCAGGCGGCGGCTGAGTTTTTAAGTGGCGAATGCGAGAATTACTAATCCAGGCCGGGGTGGGAGTTGCTTGCTTGTGTGCTTACTGGGCTTGGCGCTACTGGGCGGGATGTGGGCATGTACATCGGGTCGGCAGGGTCGGCGCCGGTCGCGCCGTGCCACAAAACATGTGGTGGATCCGGGGGGTTTGGTTGATACTTTATTGCATGGGCCCCGCAACTTACATGATGTACAACATGTAATGGAACTGCTTGCTTCTGTCGCCGCTGGCGATGAGCTGTCATTGGATTTATTGGAACATTTAGAAATCAGTGGTATTCCTCATAATAAAATAGAAGCTTGGTTGCAAAAAGACCCTGACCACGTTATAGCCTTAGTTAATGAGTGGGTGGGTATCCGCAAAAAAAAACACCCAGAACAACATATCAGTGCTCCCAGCATTGTCGAGGAATCCCCGTCCCTGTCACCCGCAGAAGGCGACCCCCCGCCGCCAGCCGAGGACGATGAACCTGACCACTTGGACCCACTTCCTCCTGAATCAAACGGAAACAACTCTGTGGAACAGCCTAGTGTGGGGGGTCACGCACCTGATCGAGGGGGTCTCCACCTACCCGGTGATCGGTACCTTGGCCCTTTTAACCCTTTGGAAAATGGTCCCCCGAGGGACGTGGTGGACGCCTATGCGCGGATCCACGACTATCGGTATGACCAATTACAAAAATTAGGCTATAACCCCTACCTCGTTTTCAACATCGGGGACCAGGAACTAATCGATAACTTAAAGTCCCAACCTGGTGTGCGGGCATCACTTGCCCGCCAAGTCTTTGAAATAAAACGTGACATTACGCCACATTTACATTTACAGAACCCCCTCCCCGAGGTGCCAAGTTGGGCAGCTGGACAAGCCGCGGTGCGGGCCATGGCCGCTGCCACTGAAGAATCCGGTGCCGGTGGGGGCGCCCTCCCCGGCCCCGCGGTGTGGAGTCAAGGCGCCACCTTCGGGGAGGAGACCGTGACCTGTTTCATGACCCGCAGGTGCTACTTACCCTTCAATGAAGATCCTGTATATAAACCCATAACCATTCAGGGAAAACATATGCTACGGGTACATGATGGGAATCTTTGGAATTCCGAGAGAAACTTGGAACTAGACCATCCTGTGTTAGGATACCAGACCCCCTGGCATTACCCCGATTTAAATTCGTTAAATTTATATTTTTCCCCATTAGAATTTCAACACCTTTTGGAACAATATTCCGAGATAGCTCCAAAGTCGTGGGAGGTCATCGTTAGTGACATCGTAGTTAAGGACGTAGCCACTCAGAATCAAACCACTCACGTTACCGACTCCCCGACGGGCGGCTTAGCCATCTTCGCAGATAGCAGTTATCGATTTCCCTATGTGTTGGGAACCGGTCAGAACACATTACCTTCTGACATCCCCACAGAGGTTTACTTACTACCACAGTATGCATACCTAACCACAGGCAGCATACAGAATCGTCATTCGGGCCGGGCCACCGACCAGGTGACCGTACCCAATGAGGAGACAGACTTTTATGTCTTGGAACACAGTACTTTTGGAATTTATAAAACAGGAGATTTCTTTACGCACTCTTACACCTTTCCGACCCTGACCCCAAAACACCTAACGGGGTCCTCCCAACATTTCTTCTTGATGGAAAACCCTCTTTATGGGTGCCGGTATGACATATTAGAAGAAGCCGGTACTCGGGCCCGCTGGCGCCACATAAATAAAGATGAATATGGCATCAAGCCCCAAAACTTTCTGCCAGGGCCCATGACGGGCACCCATCTTGCCACCCAAGGCGAGAATGCCGGCAAGACAGAGTTACAGCGGGTTTTAACAGGGACGGCGGTTGGGCGGACACCGGCTACCCGGTGGTCGTTCCGCCCGGGGCCAGTCTCCCAGCCGTATGCTCATGCCCCGGCGGATGACCCGACGAAAGATGTCCCTGACATCAATGTGGATGCCATTGCCCATGGCTACCATGAACCCATAGGACAAGACTCCGATGGTGTCCTGTTACAACAAGGGCGCCTGCCAAATGACCGGGAACAGGCCAAACAATTGTCGGGCATTGACACACAGTACTACCCAGTGACTTCGCTGGGTCAAAGTTTTGCCAACACACGAGGAAGTGGCTCGGGGCGTCCCCTGTTGCCCGGGTCGGTGTGGAATGAACGGAGTCTACATTATGAAACCCAGATCTGGGCCAAAATCCCCATTTGTGACCGGAGCTTCATGGCAGACTCTCCCATGCTGGGCGGCTGGGGGTGTGTCAGCCCGCCCCCGATGCTCTTCTTTAAAATGATCCCCACGCCAGCCCCCCTAGGGACGAATGTACAACATGACGCAGAGTCTAAGGAAGGGGGGGCACTACATCAATATGCAGTCTTCAATCTCACAGTGAAGATGGTCTGGCATGTGAAGAAGCGCGGCCCTGGCAGCCGGTGGAATCCCCAACCGGCCGTCTATCCCCCGACTGGGAGGGGTACTCATCCCTACCTACTGTATAATAATCTGCACCTTGAAGGGGCAGACTCATCCGTCTATGGCCACAAGGGCTATGAACGCAGTGACCAGTTATGGACGGCGAAGGCCCGTGTACACCACTTGTAAGCAATAAAATATTCTACCACCAGATGGCACTGTGTCGCGTGGTTT